TAGACTTAAATGGGTTTACTACGTTTATAGTAAGTCCTCCGTGAGATAGTCCGTAATGTGCTTTGTATTTTCTTTTTAAGTTTAAAGTAGTCATATCTGTTTGTTTTTGTTTTTGTAAATATACAAACAATTATATGTTATAAACAAACAATTTAACAACTATTTTTAAAATAATTTATAATTATCTAAATATAAGTAAGTTAGCTTATAAAGTAATTACCTCTGTTTGGATTTTGTAGTTGATATGAGATTGCATATCTGATTGCATCAATAATATGGTTGAATTTATCTTGTGGTGTTTTAGACTTTTTTTCTAACCAAGAGTAGTTGTTTAGTTCTTTGATTAAGTTGATACTGTTTTCTTCTACAATCAAATCATAGTCTTGTAGTAATGCTATACCATAGGTAATTGAACCTTGACCTTTTATTGCTTTGACTACATTGCAACCTTTTGCTTTCAGTTCGTGTAGTAATCTTGGTTCAGCACTATCACCTACTATAAGATGGTTTTTAGCGTGTTTAAGGTTGAGTTCAGCTATCTGTGATGTGGTAAGACCTTTCAAGTAAAAGCACTCCTTTAAATAGATTATCTTGTTGTTTGTATCTATGTTAGTTTCTACTAATGTATTTTCATCTGATGCAAATCCATAATCTTGACCAAACACACTTACACCAACTTTTTTAAACTCACCTATCTGCCAGTTAGTGAATATTACACCTTCAGCTTTTGCCAACCATCCACCAAGCATTTGGTGCTTGTATTTCTCTGGTCTGCGTTTCTTAATGTTTTCTATTTGTTCTAAATAGCTTTCAGATAGGTTTTCTATGTTATCTAAATAAGTTGTGTGTATGTAGGTTGTATTTCCTTTGGTTGAGTTTGTTCCAGCTTGTACACCTTTATCTTCAAAGAACCTATTATATATCCAATGCTCTTTAGTAACTGGGTTTAAAATAAGTATTACCCTATTCTTTTGGTTGAGGTTTCTTACACTTAAATCTATCTTATCAAATATGTTTTCATCTTGTAGTTCTTCTGCTTCATCCATTACCCACGTAGAAACATTAGTTAGAGACTTTAGGTTAGCCGTTTGGTCACCACTTGATGTCTTGATACCCTTAAAGATTATCTTGCTTCCAGATAGCTTATTTCGTATTTCATCTTTTGTTATATAGAATACGTGTTGTAAATTTAGTGTTTCTATCTTATGTATAAACTCGGGTATAATAGAAATGTATGCAGATGATAATGTAAACCTTGTGAATAGAATTGTGTGCCCAGCTTCAAAAGTGAGCAATAACAATAGTAAGTTTATAGAATACGATTTACCCGACCCACGACCACCAGTTACAATATAGTACCTTGCATCTGATGTTTGGATAGGGTTATACTTTGGGTCAACTTCTATCACTTAAACTTGATGATATCTTTAAAGTTAATATTGAAACCATCTGTTGATGTAATATCTACACTTTCTTTTGGCTTACCATATCTGTAACCGAAGTATAATGACATAGCTCTACTATCACCTTTTAAGATTTGTTTGCCAAGTGTTTTAATCACCTCATCATTATCTATAAGGTTGTCAAGTTTTTCTATTAGTTTAAGTTCGTCTGCTTTCTTTGGTCTACCAGCACCCTCTCTTGCACCACCGTTATTTTTTCTTTTATCCATTTGATAGTATTTTGTTTATTCAATTATATAACGTAATTAAACATTGTTTTTATTTAGCTTTAATTTTAATAGTCTTTCTCTTATAGCTTTTCTTTCTTTACCCTTTGGTAATTTGTCTAATAGTTGTTGTAGCTTTTGTATTAGTTTCTTGTTCATAGCTTTTCTATTTCATTTAGTACTTCTTGATAGTATTCTATGTTGTTAGATGGTTTTAGTATTTCGTTTTCTAGTATAAGACTTATATGTAGTTTAGCACATTGTTTTGCTTCTTTGCTTGTTGTTGTTTCTACATAAAATGCTTTTACTAATTGGTATGCTTTTTCTTTTGGTGTTTGCATAAATAGCCATTCTTTTTTTATCATATAATTATAATTAAAGGAAATAAACATAATATAACTATTGCCCAATATACTTTCCAGAATTTAGATTTTACATAATCATCCTCCCATACTATACAATGAAACCCAAAACTTAATGCTAAACACAATATTGTTTTTATAAACTCTATCACGATGCACAGTTTATTATTTCATACTCACTATTGTTTTGCTTCCATTCAAAAGACTTTAATACTAAAGCTGCACGTTCATCATACATTGTTTTTTGTTCTTCTTCTAAATCTCTGTATTTTATTTCATTTGGTGTGTAACCACTTGAATATTGTTTATCGTAGTTGCTTAACTTTTCTATTGCTTTGAAATAATCTTTTTCTAATGTTGCATACTTTTTCTGTATTACTTCTAGTTTAGATATTTGGCTATACTCTATTTGTGATTTAACTATAAAGTTGCTTTCTAATTTATCGTAATAATCAAATCTATCTTTTTTGTACAATGGGTACATTTTGTTTGCGTGTATTGCCGTTGCGTGGTCAAATGATTTACCCTTTGATTTTATAAAGTCTGATATACTTACCCACCTCATATCAAGTTTGTTTCTTAATATATGACAAAGCAATGCACGATGCTCAACGTATTCGGTTTGCCTTGTTTGTTTGTATATATCTATGCCAGTTAATGTAATAAGTAATTCACTTACTTGTTCTGGTGTTTCTAGTATTGTTGGTATTGTGTTGTAATTCATTTACTTTGTAGTTTTTGTATGTATAAAGTTGCATCCATAAGTTCTTCTTTTAGGTGCTGCAAAAAATCATCTTTGTTATTGTCTTGTAGTGTTGTTTTGTATTTGTCTATTCCTACACAACTTCTAATGTCAAATTCTCTTTTTAAATCTTCTACTATTTTATCTGGTTTACTATTAAACCTTTTTTGTTTTTGTTCGTTTTGGTATTTGTATCTTTCTGTTAAACTCATACTTCTTATATCTTTCATATTAAAACATTGTTAATTGTTGTTGATGTTGTTTAAGTCTTTTCATTGCTGCGTTGTAATACTCTGCATCTAACTCACAAGCGGTTAAATCATAACCTAAATTATGGCAAGCTAAAGCTATTGAACCACTACCTAAATGTGTATCTAGTATTTTGTCTCCCTCTTTTGCGTAATTCATTAAAAGCCATTCGTAAAGTTTTACAGGTTTTTGTGTTGGGTGTAATTTACCTCCATTTCTATTATTACATCCCATTGCTCCTCCCCTAGACAAATCAAAACATCTTATTGTTTTATGAAAACTAGTCCAAGCTATTTCAGCATCCGACATTGTAAAATCTCTTTGTACTTTATTCCATATTAAAAAACATTGAGAGGGTTTTTTAATTTTATCTATAAAATAGTTTCCCCCCCATATTATTTGGTTTTTTGATACTCTAAATAATTCGTTAAAATACTCTTGTTTTGGAGTTTCATTATCCCATTCTGTTTCTCTATATTGTTTAAAACCCTGCTTTCCTTTATTTGCGTTCATTGCCTTATCTATACCAATACCATAAGGAGGGTCTACTATAGCAAGGTCAAAGTAATTATCTTTATACCTTGCCATTAGCTGCATATTATCTTCGTTTGTTATTTGCATTTCTTTTTATATTAAATTCAACTAAAGACAGTTCCATTAAAGGTTTAAACCTCGCAATAGATGTTGCTGCTGGGTGGTCTGTTTTTGCAAGTTTAGCATATTCTTTAAATAAGAAATCTAATGCCTTGTAATCATTATATGCTTTTGTAAATGCAATGTTTATCATTTCCCTCACACAATATGCTTGGATATTTGTTTTACCATATTCACTGACAAGTTTTGATATTTTTTCTATAAGGTAAATTGAAAATTTATAATTTTTAACAACACCTCCACCTTTCTTGAATTTCTTTCTTGTGTTCCAGAAAAACAAATTAACTACATTACCAACTGATATGTTATTTGAGTTTTTTAAATAAGCATCATAAACTATACTGTAATCTTGTGAATTAGTTGAATAGGCTTTTAAATAGTCTAATGTGTTCCAAGCTTTGTTACCGTTGTTTAAACTTATTATTGCTTCTAAATGTTCTGCTTCTTCTTCTGTATCAACCCAATTAACTATATAGGCTGGTATTGTTTTTTGTGATAATAGTTTTGCACTTTCAATTCTATGATGCCCCTCTATAACATCTCCTCTTGATGATATAACTATTGGCATCATCCAACTAAACTCATTTAATTTTGATTTAAAGTTTTCTGCGTGTTTTAAAACTTTATCTCTGTTAACTGTTGCCATTTTTAATTCACTTATTGGGTAATAAGCGTTGTACTCTCCTCTTTTAATTTCTTGTGTATTCATCTGTTTTGGTTTTAATTATTAATATTTATTTTTATTCAGTTCTTAATTTTAAAAGGTGATAGCACTCAACAAATTTTTGTCTTGCCTTGCCTTTGTATTCTTGTTTAAATAATTCGTATAGCTTTCTTGTGTATTGGTATTTTGTTTCACAATCTTTTAAATACTTACCAGCAAACACCTTACCTTTACCTTTAAAGTAGTTTACATTATCAGCAGTATCACCAATTATAAATTGCTCATATAAATTGTACATAGCTTCTTCTTCTGATATATCTAATATCTCTTTATGCTTGTAGTGATAGTTGTACATCAAGCAAGGAAACTGTTTGTAGTCTTTATCAATTGATACTATCATTACCTCATCTCTACCTATATCATCACTAATCTGCTTCCAGTACCTTGCAACCATATCATCTGTTTCTACACCGTAACCCCAAATACTATCGTAGTGGTCTTTTACAAATTGGTGCATTTCATTTAATAAAGGTGGCAGTTCTTGTTTCTTTCTGTTGGCTTTGTACTTTGGTGTGATTAGTTTTCTAAAGTTACCCTTTGAACCACTAAAACAAAGCACTTTATCTATGGTGTATTTTTCTTCCAAGTCATTTACAATCTTCATATACTGCTGGTCAAACTTATTTCTTGCATCAGCTATATCTGTGTAGTACTTTTCATCATCTGGTGTTTCTCTTTTACGATAGCAACTTGCAAAAATTAAACTATCTGCATCTACTAATAAAATCATAATGCTTTTTTAATCATTTCAAGGTGCATTTCTTGCATCTTCTTTTGTTCTTTAGTTACCATACTTATAATGCTTGGTAAATCTCTAAAAAGCTGGTCTACTTCCATTACAAGTGTTTTGTTATCATCGTAACCA